GCTCGTGGATGCCTTCGACGTAGAACTGGCCGGTGGGGATGGTGCCGTCGAAGCCGCCGCCGCCGGGGGCGAGCACGGTCACGTTCACCTGGTCGGAGATGTCGATCTCGGACAGCAGCTCCCACAGCTTCGGCGCCCGCTCGTCGGTCGGCCGCATCGACTGGAACGCGATGTCGGTGATCCGGTCGCGGGGCTGCGAATAGTTCCCGACGTAGTAGGTCGCGAACCGTTGCGTCTCGGTGAGCGCGTCGCTGTCGTCGAGGATGCCGCGAAGGGTGAGCAGGTTCTGGGCCTCCCAGGACCGGTACCCGTAGCTGCTGATCGAGAGGGTGTCGGTAACGGTGTTGGCGGCGAGCTCGTCGTCGTCGGGTTTCACCTGTAGCCCACCGCCGGTGTCGATTCTCCACATCGGTGTCGCGAGGGCGGAGTTGATGATCTTCGACAGGCCCCGGTTGAAGGCGAACCGGCGGATCTGCGCCCTCGAGCCGGAGGCGCCATTCACGTAGGCGCCGTCGCCGACGTCCCAGACGTGCCAGTCCCACACGGTCGGGTCGTCGATCCCGGCGAGCACCCCGGCCGGGTCGAACTTCGCGAGCCGGCCGTGCACGCACAGTCGTAATCGGCCCAGGCGGTCGACGAAGGTGTTCGACACGCCCGGGAACTCGGCGTCTGTGGCCTCCTGAACCACGGTCATCGGCGACTCGCCGGGTGAGTAGACGGCGGTGGCGACCTCAACGTTGCCGGTGAACACGACGTAGAACTCCGGCGGGATCAGCGCGTTCCCGAGCACACCTTCGATCCGGTCCTGCATCGCTTCGTTCGCGAACACGACCTGGCCGGGGGAGTCCGGCGCGACGACGGCCGGGTCGTCGCCGAACGCGGGCGTGTCGCCGGTCGGTACCGGGTTCATCTTGATCGCGGACAGGATCTCGAACATGTCGACGAGCGTCACCTGAAGCCGGTTGACGTTCTGGGTCGGCTCGAACGTGTAGGTGAAGTCTTCGATGAACCCGCGGAACCGGGTGTACCAGGCGTCTCTGACCGGGTCCCAGCGGGCGAGCGCGGCCGGCAGCAGCGGCTCGAGCTGCCCGAAGAACGGTCCGTCCGGGTTGGTCGGGTCGAGTACCCCGTTCCTGTCGGCGATCGTGACGGTGGCGCGGCCGGTGTCGGTGCGGTCGAGCTCGTACTGGCGGCCGCGGTCGATCGTGTACGAGGTGACGAGGTTCGGGTACAGCTCCGGATCGTCGATTCGTGTCCAGGTGATCGACCATTCGAGGGTGTCGTGGCCGAACCCGACGCAGAACCTGCCGGCCGGTTCCGCCATCAGCCGGCTCCGCGGCGGACGTGCGGGCGGCCCTTCGCGCGCTTCACGAGTTCCTCCTCGAGTTGCGCGGCGTTGCGGGCGGAGCTGTGGAAGTGCTCGATGTGGATCGTCGGCCCGGCCGCGGCAGGGTGGAACGCGGCTGACCGGCCGGGCGGCATCGTCAACCCAGGCCCGGCCATCGCGAGGCCGAGCTCGAGCCGGCGCCGCTGCCCGCCGGTCAGCCCGGCGCCGAACACGTCCGCGAACGCGGTCGCGGACAGGTGCTGGAACCGCACCCTGGTCTGCCGGTTTTTCAGCAGGTCGGCCCACCCGTCCAGCATCGTGTTGATCGCCGACCTGACCGGCTGGTCCATCCCGTTCTTGACACCGTCGGCGAGCGTTCGGCCGACCTTCGCGAACGCCTGCCGGATCTTCGGCGTGTCCAGGCCGGCCTCGGTGAGGCGGCCGCGGAGCTGCGCGAACCGCCGCTGCAGCGCCCCCAGGCGGGGCGGGAGCTGCTCCCCGGTCGGCCCCAGCCCGAGCTCCCTGAACTGCAACGCGTCCCGGATCTGCTGGTCGATCTGCTTTACCGCGAGCCGCACTTCCGGGGACGCGTCTTTCAGCCCGTCCCCGACGGCTTTTCCTGCTTTCCGGCTGGCGTCGTACAGGTCTTTCTGTTTCTGCTGCAGCTGCTTCACCCAGTCAGCGCCCGGAGCGGCGCCGATCTGAACGAACGTTTTCGCGACCTGGTTCACGTTCTGCTGGATGCCGCCGGTGGCGCGGGCCTGCCGGAGCGTGAGCGCACGGAGCTGCTCCAACGCGGCGACGTCGTCGGCGGTGGTGTCGGTCAGCTGCGCGAGCGCCAGGCTCGCGTCGGCGGCGCTCTTCGCGGCGTCCCGGGCCTGCTGCGCGGCCTGCGCCCGCGCCTGCGCGGCCTGCGCGGCCGCCTGCGCGGCTTCCTGCGCCCGCTGCCTGGCCTCCTCCCTGGCCTGTTTCGCGGCTTCCGCGGCGGCGTCGGCGGCGGCTTTGCGGGCGTCGGCCTGCTGCTGCCGCAGGTTCTTGACCTGAACCTGCCCCTGGATCAGCTGCCGTTCGAGGTCGATCGTGTCACCCTGGGTGCGGATGATCCGGCGGATCGCCCGGTTCACCGCCAGCTGCGCAGCGATGTCGTCGTCGAGGCTGCTGGTGAGCTGGGCACGGTCGACGCCGAGGGAGACGCTGTCGAGCATCGCCTGGTTCGCGGCCTCCTGCTTCTGCTTCAACGCGTCGGCGGCTTGTTTCCGCTGGTCGGCGACCTGCTGCTGTAGCCCCTGCACGGTCGCCTGCGCCGAGAGGATCTGCTGGAGCCGGTCGGTGGTTGTCCCGTACAGCTGGTTTTGCTGTTCAAGCTTCGCGATCACGGTTTGCCAGGCGGCGATGTCGTCGTCCAACGGCTGTGTGAGCTGCGCCCGAGCAACGTTCAACTGGAGGGCAGCGACGGCGTCCTGCTGGAGCTGCTGGCGGTCCTGCCCGATCGTGCGGAGCACCTCGAGCCTCTGGTCTTCGAGGTTGAGTTTCCGGGTGATGTCGGTGGTCGCGTTGATCCGCTGCTGGATCTTCGCGGCGATCTGTTGCAGCACCTGGATCTGCCCGGTGACGGTGGGGATGTCCTGGACACGGCCGAGCGACCGTTGGATCATCTGGTTGAACCAGGTGTTTCGCTGCTCGACGGACGGGCCGATCCGTACTGAACCGCTCACCGTTTTTGCGATCGTGTCTTTGGCGTCGTCGACGGTCTTTTTGGCTGCGTCCCTGATCCGTTTGGTCAGGGCAGGGTCGGTACCGGCCCGGAACTCGAACGCCTTCGCGATCAGGTCGTTCGCGATGTCAGTGCCTTCGGTGCCGGGTTCGCTGCCGAGCTGCACCCGCAGCTCGTTGATAATGTCGCCGTAGCTTTTGCCGGCTTTCCGCATCGCGTCGATCTGTTTCGCAAGCCGGGGGACAAGAGTGGTTTCGACGCCGGAGCCGGCCGCGTCGATGTGCGCCTGCGCGGCGATCATTGTCTTCTGTGCCTGCTCAACCCCGTGCGCGATGTACTCGGCGGCGGCGACAGTCGCGATCCCGATCAGTGCTATCGGGTTCCGCAACGCGAGCAGGGTCGCGCGCAGCACCCGTACTTTCACGGTGGCACCTTCGGCGGCAACCCCGATCCCGGCGATGTTCCTTTCGATCCATGCGGCCAAGTCCAGAGTCTTGAACGCGACAAACACACCGAACAGAACTTTCAGGGTGTTCGTGAACGACCCGGTGATCTGGTCGAGCTGGTCAAGCACGATTTTTGCTGCTTTGAACCCGCCGGTGAGCAGACCCACCGCCTTCTCGACGTCACGCGTGACTTTCTCCTGGTTCTCGGATTTGCCCAACCAATCGTTCAGGGACTTCGTGATCTCGAGGACAGCGGGAAGCAGCGCCTGCCCAAGGTTGGTTTGGAGCTGGTCGACGTTGGCAGCAAGGATCCGCTGCTGGTTCGCGAGACCGCCGCTGGTGCGTTCAAAGTCACCCTGCGCCTGGGCGGAGTCCCGGTAGATCAGGTTGATCCGGGCGAGCACCTTCTCCTGGTTGGTGAGCGCGGACGCATGGGTCTTGCCGGTCTCCGCGAGCGCCTCCTGCTGCACCCGGGTTTCGGAGAGGAGGACGCCGTACCGTCGGAGCGGTTCGACTTCTCCGACGAGCCCGGACTTGATCGCGTCGAGGGCGTCCTGGACGTTGGTGTTGTAGAAGGAGGCGAGGTCGGCGCCGAGTTGAGTAAGTTTCTGCGATTGGTCGGCGGCGGTCTGACCGGCGATCCCGAGCGGGCGGAGTAGCGCACCGAACGAGCTCGCGGTCGCGAGGGCTTGCCGTTCCGATAGGCCCATCGCGGTGGTGGTGGTTTGCGCCCACGACTTGACCTGCTGCGCCGACGCGCCAAACACCACGTTCGTTTTGGATGTTTCCTCGTTGAGGTCGGACGCGGCCTGGATCGCGGACTTGGTCGCAGCAACGAGACCGGCGCCGCCGAGGAACGTGGCGGACGCGAACGCGATCGACCGGCCGAAACCGCGGAACGCGAGCGACCCGGCGATTGCGCCGCGGAAACTGGACTCGATGTCGCGGCCGAACTTGCTGGCGGATTTCTCGGCGGATTGGAGGCCGCGGGTGAACTGCCGCGGGTCGGCGACCACCTCAACTACTAGCTTCCTCGCGATTGCTCCCACCTCCTTTTGGCGGCGGCGCTGAGCTTCGCGCGAGTTTCAGCGGAGACGACCCGGGCTCGGTTTGCCTCACCGATCTTCCGTCGTTTCTGGTCGGTCATGTCCATCTTGCGATGGCACGAGACGCAGACCTCAATCCAATCGTTCAGATCGCGGCGGTACCGGATCGCCTCGCGGTGCCGTTCGACGTATCGACGTTTCGCTGCGAGACTTCCAGCCATCTACCGGGCTTTCACGTAGTCGGCCATGGCGACGATCCCGCCCATCGTCCACCAGCCCTCCACGAGCTGTTGGAGGGTGACGCCGGGGAAGTTATGCGCGAGCCACGGCTGCCACATCACGCCGGGATTACGGACAATGTCTCCGAGGTCGAGAGCTCCGGTTGGGTCGACGAGGGCGAGGAACCGTTGGCTGGTGATCTCGAGCGCTCGCCCGTCGGCGTTCCGTCCGCCGCCGGTGAAGGGTTTTCGTGCTCCTCACTGTCGGCGTCGACGAACGAGACTTCGGAGAGGTTGAGGTTCATGACGGTGCGGACGATCCGTTCCACTGACCAGTCGGGGTTTCCGGCCCGGATCGAGGTGGCGATCAGGGTGAGCAGGATGGGGGCGCGGCCCCGGTCGAACTGGTCCTCGATCTGGGCGAAGAACTCGGTGATCGGCTGTTTCGCGAACTGGTCGATCAGCATCAGGTCTTTGCCCATGTCGGTGACGTGCCACCGGTAGAACCGTCCGTGGAGCTCGAACCCGTCGTCTTTGGGCTTGTCGTTGTCGGTCATAGGGTTGGGCCTCCGGCGTTGAACTCGGCGGTGAGCCGGTCGAGGAAACGCTCGACGTCCGCTTCGAGCTGGGGCGCGTGCTGTTCGAGCGCGGGTTCCATCGCGCGGTCCATCAACATCCCGGCGAATATGGTGTTGGCACGGCGTCTCGCTTCGGAGACTCGTCCTCGCCCCCGGAGGCCCTTCTCACTGGGGGCGACGTAGACGAGACTGCGGGTCGCGCCAACCCGCATCCGTGACCACTTCCGGCCGATCCGTGAGATGGTTTGGACGCTAAGACCTTGGGCGTCGCGTCGCACCGGTTCGGCGACGTCACGTTCGGCTTTCCGCACGCCGAGGCGGGTGACCCGGTCGGCTTCCGCGAACCAGGCATTGAGCTCGCGCAGCCCCTGGACGTAGACGGGCAACTCAGCTGGTGCCCCACTGGAACCCGGCCCCACTCGCGGGACGGAAGGTGGCGGTGATCTCGCCGCGGGCGTTCAGCTGCCCGTTCAGGCCGTCGTAGGCGTACAGGGCGGCGGTGCCGCCGAAGGTGGGGTTGCCGGCACCGACCGACGCGGTTGCGTCCGCCTGCACGCTGATCACGGTGGTGGTGCCGGACTCGTAGATCGGCTGCAGGACGCGGTGGGGCTCGCCGGTGCCGAATCCCTGCAGGAACCCGATCACGATCGACTGGTCCCGCTGCCCGGGCAGGTACTCGCGGGTGCCGGCCGGGTTGAACCCGGACACCTCGACCTGCTCGCGTTCGTCGGGGGTGTCGAGGCTGAACGCGAACCGTGATAGGTCAGTCCCTCCGACCGTCACCTTGGCATTTGTCAACAGGTACTTCATGGCGAAAGCCAACTCCTTTCTAAGCTGGGAGACTCGGTGCGAGGCTGGCGAGCTCCCGCATTGTTTGGGCGCGCCAGTCGATGGGGCTGCCGGGGCCGACGTGGACGAACCGGGCGGGCGCCATCGGCTCGTCCCCCTCCGGGTATTGGAGGAGGAGCTGGTTCCATTCCTCCCCGAGCCAGTACGTATTCGCGTACAGATCGGTGGATCGGATTAGCCGGCAGGGGGGCGGGTCGGCCCGGTAGCCGAGCAGGTCGAGGAACGCGGCTTGTTCCCACCAGCGGTGGTTCAGGTACCGGGTCAGGCCCCACGCTTTCTTGAGCCAGGGCCGCATCGGCTCCCGGACGAGCCAGACACCGACCGACGGGATCTCACCTTCGCGGGTGTGGTGGCGGGTGATCGCCTGCCACGCCTTCGCGTCGACCTCGTCGGCGAGGTCGACGCTGTCGTCGAGGATCAGCACGTCCGCGTCGACCCACAGCACCTCGTCGTGGGTGTCGAGCGCGGCGAGAACGGCGGTGATCTTGTGCCACGACGGAGGCCGTAAGAGCAGGCCGGGCGGGTCGGTGACAAGGTCGTAGCCGTGCCAGTCCGCGTAGCGTTCCATCGCCGGCAGCGCCATCTCGAGGAGGGGGGCGTGCGGCCCCACCGCGAAGGTGACGAGCGCGCGCCTCACGCAGCGAGCTCCTGCGGCTCCCCGAGCTTCTCGAGGGCCGGCTTCCAGTAGCGGTCCGTGACCAGGTCGGCGTCGTAGGCGTGCGCGAATTCCGCCGCCGCCGCTCTGAGCTCCACGTCGTCGCGCGACGCGTACGCAGCCTCGAGCGCGGCCACGATCCCGTCGATCGAGGGGACGATGAAGAAGCTCGTCTGCAGCGCATCCCACCACGGGTCGCCCTGGACGAGCCAGCCGACCTCGGCCAGCTCGGTCATCGACGAATGGTCGGAGGCGATCACGGGAACCCCCGACGCCTGCGCCTCCAAAAGCGGGATCCCGAACCCTTCCCCCATGCTCGGCATCAGCAGCACGTCGAACGCCTGGTACATGAACGCGACCGCCTGCGAGGGGATGCCGAGCTGCCACGCCTCCTGGTGCGGGAACCGGAGCCGGCCGATGGGGCACCGGACGGCTTCGGCGAGAACGTCGAGGTTGAGGCCGCCGCCGACCGGGGGTTTCGCCATCGTGTGCACGTACATCCACGCGTCCTGGTAGCGGCGTGCGAACCTCGAGAACGCGAGGAACGCCTGCGGGAACGCCTTCCTTGGCAGCGACGGGTTGCCGGTGTTCGCGGCCACCATCCCGATCAGGAACACGTCGGTGGGGATCCCGAGCTCCTCCCTGACCGCCGCTTTGATGTCGGGCTGCGGCCGGAACTTGCCGGTATCGATCCCGTGCGGCACATACATCGGGTCGAGCTCGGCTTCCTTCATCAGCTGCTCGCCGAACCGGGACATAGCCACCGGCTGCACCCGGTCGTGCTGCAGCACGGCGAGCACCGCGGGCGGGATCGGGTAATGGTCGACAGGTGTCCACACCGCCGCCCGCATCCCCTCCGGCCAGGCGTCGGGTTTCAGCACCCACGCGTCGCAGAGGGCGATCGCCTGGTCGGCCCGATGGACGTCGGCGAACACCCCCAGGTTGATGTTCCCCCACTGCCCGTCCGACGGATAGCACACCGTCCCGTTCCAGTTCGTCTCCCGACCCTGCAACCCGTAGTTGCACAGCACCGCCACCTCATGCCCGAGCGCTTGCAGCCGCGGCACGAACAGGGCGGTCTGCTCGCCGTAGCCCGAGCTCGACCACGGAGAGTTACTTAGCCAAAGAATTCTCATCCGCGATCCGCCTTGTAATGGCATTTCGCGCAGAGAACGATCAGGCGGAAGCCGCGGTAACACTGCCGTGATGCATATGGCCGCCAGCGTGCCCGGCCGCCGTCCCATTCGGTGGTCTTCCCGCAACCGCACGTGCAGAGCGGGGCTGGCGACACAAGCCGCTGCATCCTCTGCTCCAGAGAAAACCGGCTCGGAACGTTGTACAGACCGGTCGGGCTCACAGCACCATCCGCACCCGCCACTCCGCCCCGAGCAGAGTGATGCCGGTCTCCGAGTACAGGGTCTGCCCAGACGGGCTCAGCGGCTCGATCTGCACGTCGTCGACTGTCCCCTGGATCGTGCGGTCGGATTCGATCACCGCCCGCAGCGACGAGTCCATCCGAGGGTCGATCAGCCCGAGCAGCAGCTGCTGCGCGGCCGTGTTGTCGAGGGTGCCGACCC